CTGATCTTCATTTGTCATATAAGAATGCGGAAAACGATTCATTCTAACTACCTTGTCCAAAACTGGGGGTTTACTCCAACCTACTGAAGCAGCTATATTAGAAGCTGCTCTAATAGACCAACCAAGGGGAGCACTAACACTAGTTAGTAAAGGCACCTTGGTAAATTGAGAAAACCCGTCAGCAATTAAACTAAGACCAGAAGAAATAGGACCTGTTTCCTTGATTTCTCTATCGAAGAGATCAATGTCACGCTTAAGTTTACGTACACGACCAGCTTGTGATTCAATAGCTGGACCAGGAGCTGGGGGGTAGACGGATGCTGCTGTAGGAATTGTGTTTCCGAACACTTCAACATCTTCATAATGCGCCCAAATGGTATAACTAGCAGTAGTATTACCTGTGGGAGCGTTTAAAGGACTGTATGGATATAAGAAAACTACACCTGGGTCACCAAAATAAGGTGCCGCCAAGTCAGGATTCCAAGCCAATGAAGGATAAGCACTAATATAAGGAATTCTAAGTTGAACTGAAGTATCAGTATTAACATCAAGTTCAACATGATGTAACTGTGTAATTTCAGTCTTAGTAGACCTATGTAGTCCCAAATAATCGTTGATTGGATCCAAATTGGTAGCATCATATAAAGCACCACCAGTTGGAACAAAAGCTAGAACATAACGACCTTGCTGGAAACGATTAGCGTTCACTTGTAAAGTGAAAACTACCGTATAACGCATGGACATCACGCCAGACAATTTGTCAGAAAAAGTTTTATTATATCTTAAAGGAGCTGATGTGGGGAAATTAGGGAAAGTAGCAGCAGTATCAGTGAGAGCTAACAAACCCTGTTGCCAAGGCACAGGTTTTGCTAAGAAACTCTTAACACTAGCTGGAACCCCATCATCAGGTGAGGATAACATAGTATTAGGTAGACTCATAGGCCTATCAAAAGTTGCGGTTTCAGCAACAGCATCATTCGTAGAACGAACTGTTGTACCAACATCTTCTTGTAGGTCCTCTTGTCTATGAGCATCGGTCTTTTTACCGAGGTACTCCATCTCAGATTGATATTCAATTTGAGGTAAATAGTTTATTTGGAATTTAGCATAAGCCGACGCGGGGCGACAATTCCATAATCTGCCCTGTCCTTCTTGATTCATATAGTTTGACATAATTTTTCATAAAGTTTTTGAGCAATATCGTTTGCTCTAGGGAATGCCTACGCTCAATTTAACTACGAGAGAAGTAACATAACAGATAACGTGTCTGGAACGCTCAATTTAATGACGAGAGAAGTCGGTGCAACAAAATTAACAATACTCCTCACGATCACAGACCTCTAAAAGATTGCGTGTGAAAGAAGTAGTTTTGGGCCAATAATTAACTGTATCTTTTGATACATTAGAAATTTTACTAGACCAGCTAGAATAAACTTCCTTACCATGGAGAGATAATTCTCTTAAAGCGTTGTCGACTTTATCTTCTGTGATTCGATCACATTGGTTACCTCTCTTTGTCCAAGAAATCGTATCTAACAAACCATCAATACGAAGAGGAGCGACAAATCTTCTTACGATATTTTCATATCTCCAACTACGTTTAAGAAACTCTACTTTGTCTAAACTACGTAACTCAGCATTAAGTCCGTCTTTGGTTTCACTAGTGTAAGTTAAACCTAACTCAGACATGTATTTACCTACAACAACTTCGTTAAAAGTTTCACGATTATCTTCATGCACACTAAAAACATTATCATCACCTAAAGCAATTAAATAACATTTCTCATTGAACTTATACATGTCAGGAGTATCTTGATGTGCACGCATCCAACAATAACGAAAAGCGATACCATTGTACATAGTATTCACAATAGGAGTCAAAGGATGCCCACTAGGAAGAGAAGTATACCACTCGTAAATGCAATTTCCTTGAATATGTAAAGAGTTAGTTAATTCCATCCATAAAACTTTTCTAACATTCTGGTTCTCTGTACAATCTCCATACCATTCATTGATAACCTCAAGAATTTTATTGTGAATAATAGGCTTTTCTGAACCATCAAACTTGGAATAGTCACCAGCGCCAATGCCTCTCGAAGAACCGGGAGATAATCTGCTAAATTTCTTAGCGATTAAATCCCATTCTTCACAGAATACATTAACA